CGCGGCCGCGGAGGGCCGCTGTGGGCTGGCCCGTTTCTGCCCCAGAAGAGGCCCACGCCCGTGCGGTCGATCTCGCCGACGCAGTCCGCCCAGATGCCGCCCGGGCGGATCGTCCGGCGCTTGAGCGTCAATACCTGTTTGGCTGATAGTGTGCGGCCCATTTGAACAGCGTTTGAACGGGGTTATTTCTTGATTTGGGCGAGCTTCTTGTTCTTGTGCACCGACTTGCGGACGCGCCGCATGTCGAAATACTCCTTCGGCTGCTTCTTGTCCCACGGATTCACGGACGTCGAGACCATCGTGCGGGCATCGGCCACCACCTCGGCGATCGCGCTGTCGGCAATCAGGCCGTTCGCCCGGCAGACGGCCGTAACCTCGTGGCGGGTCGCAGGCGTCAGGTCGATGAAACGCCGGCCGATGCGGGAATAGATTTCGTCGTAGCCCTTCTTGTCGTACTCCAGTCCGATGCTCATGCGGCGCTTGATATATTCGGTCGAGAGGAAGATGATGCCGCAGCGGCCTTCGAGGGCATTGTAGATCGAAATGAAGTAGTAGAACACCGTATCCACCAGCTTGTCACCCTCGTCGAAGACGAGCAGCGGACGGTCGAGCACACGCAGCGCGTCCGTCACGGCTTGGAGTTTCTCCCGCAGGCTCGTCTGGGCGAGCTTGAGACCGAGGACACGGGCCATTTCGCGAATGAAGTCCCCGCGCCGCATGTCCTCCGAGCACGAAACGACGAAGACGTTCTCATGCTTCGACGCATAATCGTGCGCGGTCGTCGTCTTGCCGATGCCGGCATTCCCGACCACCCACGAGACGTTCTGATTCGCCTGTGCGTCGGAGAGCAGGAGCGACAACTCCCGGTAGGCGGTCGTTTCGCAGACGGCCCACTCCTCCGGATTGATCGGGGAGACCAGCGACCGAATGCGCAGGAACATCTCATCGCTGATATTGTCGAACTTGCCGTTCAGAATCGCGCTGACCGTGCCCGTGCTCAGACCGAGCGAATTGACCGCCTTGTTCTGGCTGGGATATTTGGACACATACGCTTGAAGCTGCGTCTGGACGGCCTGTTTCTCTTCGAGTGATAACTGTTTCATGTCGATATGGTTTTAAGATTTACATTCTGCTGAAAATGGCCGTCGGGTCGAAATCCATGTTGCTGACGGCTTTCGTATATTCACCGACCGCAAGCGGTTCGGCCGTCGGCTCGATAGGTACGGCCACCATTGCGTCGGCCAGCCGCTCGTACTCTTTTTCGCTGATGCCTTTGAGGGCCGGAGTCCGCAGCCCGTGCTGTTCCGGAGCGACGCCGTGTTCCAGCTCCAGCGCGTGCGCCTCGATCTGGCGGCGAACCCGCTCGCGCTTGTTCGCATCGTCGTTGAAGCGGATCAGATCCATGTCGCCCGGCCGCTGCTCCTGAATGTTGCGGCGGATCGAAAGGTAGGGATAGGCCACCGTCTCGTAGCGCAGCCCCATCGGAGTTCGTGTGTAGAGCAGCGCCCGATCCATGCGCTGCGGGTCGAACTTCACGAAGAACTCCCGGCCGGTATTATCCCGGCGCCATTCGTAGTCCGGACGACCGTCGGCGGTCAGCACCTCGTAGGTGTACTTTCGGTTTCGGTATTGGATCGTGATGCCGTCGGCCGTGAACAGGCTCGGCTGCTCGGTCGTCAGCCAGAACAGATCGATCATGTCGAACTCCGTAACCGGATCGGTGGCCGGATTAACGCTCGCACGGTACATCTCCTCGTGAGCGATCCCCGTCCGGTAGTGCTTCATCGCATTCCACTTGCGGCGAGCCGCAGCGTAGGCCGCCAGCATCTCCTCGTAGGTGAACAGCTTCTCCTTGTTCGCCTCGAGGAACTCCCGGTTGATCTTCCACGCCTCTTTCGAGGTGATGTTGCCACCCGTGAAGCGCCAGTCCTCATGCAGCACCTGCTGCTGGAACCGGCCGAAGGCAGACTCGATGCTCTTCGACGGGCCGTTGTACGGCGCCGTCGGCCGATTGATGCGGCAGATATTCGCGAAGAACTTCTGCGCGATCTTGCTCCGCTGGCCGCCCTGATTGTCCGTGACGATCTCGTAGGGTTTGCAGCCAGCCGTCTCGATGGCCATGCGGAAGGCGGCGAACTGCGCGTCGAAGTTCTCGTTGGCGCTGACCGAGTAGCCGAGCAGCGTTTCGCTGTAAGCGTCGATGACCTCATAGACCGAGACCGTGCGGATGACGGTCTTGCCATTCTCTACCGCCTTGTAGAACAGGTTGAGCTTCGTGCCGTCGCCGTACCACAGCGAGTCGCGCATGGTCGGCATCTCGGTCTTGTTGCGGCGGGCGTAGAGCTGCTTGGCTGCCAGCTCGCCATAGACGGCATCGTACCACAGCGGCTTGACCTCCGGCCGTTCGAGGTATTGAACCAGCGATGACTGCGAGGCGAGCGGCTTCCATCCGCGGCGCTCGGCGATGCGGTTGAACTCCTCGAAGAGCTGCTTGGTCGTGTAGACCGGAACCCGGCAGCGGCGCAGGGCGACGATCTGACGCCCGGCCGCTTTGGTAATTTTCAGCGTATTTGCGTTGCAGAACTTACCCGACACGAGGCAGGCGTAGCCCTCCTTGCGGTACTGTCGGAGTTTGTCGCGCAGGCGGGCCTCGCTTTTTGGGAGTGTGTGTCCGTAGGCATCGCGCAGCTCCTCGGCGGCGGCGAAGATATTCGACCAGACGACCGGCGTGTTGTTGTTGCGCGCGCGGCGCATCGCCTTCTGCGTGTTGAACATCTCCAGCAGGGCGTTCAGTACCCGGGCGTTCGTCGTGTATTCCGTTTGCTTCTCCTCGGGCAGATGCTCGCCGCTGGGCAGCAGGTGGTCGTGGTAGAAGCGCTGCGCCTCAGCGTCCATCGCAAGCGGCATTTCGTCCTGTTTCATTGTCTTCTCGGGATCACCGTATTTTTCCTCGAAGCGGATGCGGAACCGTTCCGGCAAGGAGCGGTACTCGATCAGAGCATACGATCCGAGTCCCTTGCCCGGACGTAGAACATTTACCCGGTTCCGCGTCACGAGATGATCGTAAGCACTACGACTCATTACCGCTTCGCCATCGTCCGACCGTGTCAGCTCGTGCATCGTTACTGCTATCGTATTTCCGAAATATTCCATCACTTCGTTGTTCTTGATCCCGCGCCGGCATCGCTCCGGACAACACCTCCGCGTTCGCGGGAAACCGACCTACTCCCAAATTTCGCCTATCTCATCAGCGGCCTCCGATACTTGATCCCTGACACTCTCGAGCGTACTGATTGCACTTTGCATTTTCTCGCCGCGTTCCGAATCCTGAAAGGGCTCGGGGAGATTGTCGTAAGCGGCCCACTCTTCATCGCAAAGAATATCCAAACGTTCGTAGATATCTTGCAGCTCTTCTCGAATCGCCTGAAGCTGTTTACGTCGGTTGTTATTCATCGTTTACTCATTTAATGAATCCGTGAGGCTTTGAGCCTCGAATACGATATTGCCCCAGTCGCAAATCTTGACGTCGGAGAACGTTTTCACGGAACAACCGTTCCGGCTGATATCAGCCGTGCTTGTGGCGTTGTCGAACTCTACTCGAACGCCGTTCGAGAAAGTCTGAATAATCCGCCGCACGCCGCTGGCATCATGCTCGAAATCGGTCTCGCAATTCGGCATGAAACCGTTCGTGACATCGACCTCGCTCATCACGCGACCACCGTCTTGCAAGGCCATGCGGCGAATCTTTTCCGCCAGCGCGCTCTGGGTCTGGAACGTCAAGGCAGACCACAGCGTCACACGGCTTACGCCCAACGCCCGACGGATGCGAGCCTTCTTGGCTGTTGGTAATTCGATATATTTCATCTCTGTCCTGTTTTAGTTTGGTTCTACATATTAGTCGGCCAACTTCTCTTCGAGATACCTTACATCTTCCTCCCAAAGGGGAAGCCCGCTCTTGATCTTGTATAGTGTCGCTGCTTTTCTCCCGATGAGCCTGACCGCTTCACGATAGAAATCCGTATCGTCATAGGCAGCAGCCTTGCCGAGGAGGAATTCCGCGAGGCTCGTTCGGTTCTGACGGGCGTCGTCCAGCTCGTTATTACGCTCCTCGAGCATGCCGTTCAAAACCGTAATGCGTCGATAATATTCCGCTACGATGGCGCTCGATCCGTGTTTCTTATACTCTGTACAGAACTGATCCTTGTCCATGTTCCCCGCGGCCATATACATAGCCTCTATCCGTGCGTACTCTTCCGATGTAACCGTTTTGCCCGTCCGATCTTCAAATTCCTGCTGTGTCATAATTTCAGTTATTTAATTCTATTTGTATCATATCGAGAATGTTGCTGGTCACCATGCTATTGACCGCCAGAACTGCGCTACCGATACCGTTCTGTTGCATCCAGCGCTTCGCCCGGTTCATTGCGGTGACTTTGCTCGAACCATCCGGAATAAATGCATCCAGATCGTCGTAGTCGTTCGTCAGTAGTTGGAACCAATATCGTTTCATCGCCGGGTTATTTTACTTCATTGATGATCGGTCGCAGGGAGCAGCCGTAAGCTGTCACCAGAGCGTCGGACATGCGTTTCACGAAGGAAGCGGACGCTTCGAAAACAATCCCGGATTTCTCCGTATAGCAGAATGCAATACCCCGCGTAATCAGATAAAAGCAGACTTTGTTCTTGCTACTCTGTGTCTGCCACGTTTTTAGTTCCTCTTTCATATCCATGATTCAAAATTTTCACTACCTTTATAGCGCCTTAATATGTTAAGACGATGCAAATATAATACGCAAATGCGAATATTCAAAATAAAACGCGAATAATTTTCGCTTTTGCGAATAATTTTGAAACAATGAATATAAACGCCCGATTTGAAGAGATTATAAATTCCTTATATAAAGGGAATAAGCGAGCATTTGCGCAGAGCGTTGGCATATCGGCAACTGTCGTGGAAAATGTAGTTGGGACTCGAAAAGGAAAACCGTCATATGATGTTCTTGAAAAAGTATGCGCAAATGCGAATATATCCGCCGAATGGCTACTGACCGGCAAAGGTGAAATGCAGCGCGCAGAAGATCGACAGTTGGCCATTCCCGCCATCAAGGAGCAGTTCTCCCTCCGTACAGATCGCACGATTGGAATGCAGAGCGTCCCGCTGTATGAACTTGACGCCACCGCTGGACTGGTGGCCCTCTTCGATGGAACGACCCGACAGGTTCCGGTCAGCCATTTGCAAATTCCCGACCTGCCGCCGTGTGACGGAGCATTATATGTTCGCGGAGACTCTATGTATCCGCTTCTGAAGAGTGGAGACATCGTATTATATAAGGAGATTCCCTATACCGCGAGCAGTATATTATGGGGCGAAATGTATCTACTGTCGTTCACGCTCGATGGCGAAAATTACATCACCATCAAGTACATACAAAGGGCAGACGACGACCGTTTCGTTCGGCTCGTCAGCCACAACCCACACCATTCACCAAAAGAGATTCCAGCAGACTCGATCCGCGCGCTGGCATTAGTAAAGGCGAGTGTAAGGTTCAACACGATGGGATAAAAGTGTTCTCGCGCACTTTTTTCAAACAGCAAACAGCGGCAACTTGAACGGTTGCCACTGTTTTTTAGACGATTATACAAAAATAAGCGATTGAAATTTGTAAAAAGTGTGTCATTAAGGGGGTACATATACCGCCATTTTCCTGCATTTTTGCACGGTTTTCGGTAGTTAAAGGTTAGTTTAGGCGCATCTCTTTTTCACGTTTTTGGCAGTCTTAATGGCTGTTTAACGTGGATATTTCGTTTTGAAACACGAAAAAACAGAGGCAGTTTTAACGGCCGTTTTTGTGGCCGTCTAAATCTCAGATCATAGAACATGACTGCCGAAATGGCAGAACGACCTTACTTTGTTTGGTGAGGGTTTGAACGGCCGTTTGAACGATAAAAATACGATACTCGACCGGCGGCATGACGGCCTCACCTATACACGCCTGCCAATGGTTGAAATCGCGGCGCAAACGACCTTCGGCACAAATCCGACCGACGCTTGCAGACATCAAAAAACCTCCGAATTTTGGCCGTTTCTGACCGTTTTCGGAGGCGATGTAACATCAGGGGTCGAACACCTCGTTCAAATCTCGTTCGAATGTAACACGAAAGTAATGTTGAAGTAACATTTGGTTTCGCGGCGCATCTGGGGGTATCGTGCTGCTAACCGTTTGATATATACCGGTTACCTATCTTTCTGTAGCTGCTCTTCTTTTATACATTTGGTTTTATCCCCCGTACGTGGGGCACTTTGACGCGCCGGGCGATTCCTTCGGAGGTGAAATCGTGCCAGACGCGCGAACGCGGGTAGCCCGAGATGCGGAAGTCGATGAAGAATTTGCGGACGTTGAAGCCCAGTCCGCCCATGACGCCCACGTCGCCGTTGTTGAAGCGGACCTTGAGCAGCTGCGGGACGCTGCTCCGCTCGGATTCCGTGACGCGGAACAGCGCGCCGCCGAACAGGCGCAGCACGCCGAACTGGAAGCCCAGCTGGACGGGGATTTCGAACCGCTCGGTGCGCAGCGCGATGCGGCGGCTCCCGGAGTTCTCGGCCAGCACGTTGTAATTGACGAAGGCGTAGTTCAGTTCCGATTGCAGGTGGAGGTGTTTCGAAAGGTTGAGCCGCAGGACGAAGCCCACGTCGTAACCGGCCCGGACGGCGCCGGGCGTGAAGCGGGTGTCGCCGATGCGGGTCGGGACGAACGAGTAGTCGGCGAAGTTGACGCCGCCGCGTACGCCGACCATTAGGCGTTGGGCGGAGGCCGCGCCGGAGAAGACGAGCGCGGCGAGGAGGGTGAAGACCAGGTGTTTCATAAGACGTTGATGTTTAGGACGGGATCACATCAGGGGTGACACGAGCCGGAGCACGTCGCCCAGCGTCCGGCGCCACAGCGGCGGCCTCCATTCGGCGCGCGTGATGCGGCGGCACGAGGCGAGGTCGTCGTCGAAGGTCGCCGCCAGCTGCCGGACCGTCTCGCGGTCGCGGATGAAGGCCGTGACTTCGAGGTTGTCCGTCAGACTGCGGTAGTCCATGTTCGCGGTTCCGACCGACGCCAGCGTGTCGTCGACGATCACCAGTTTGGCGTGCAGGAATCCGTTGTCGTAGCGGTAGAGTTCGACTCCGGCGTCGAGCAGGTCCGCGACGTAGGAGTCGGACACGAGGTCCGAGAACGGCGAGTCGCTGCACGGCGGGGTCATCCCTTCGACCCGGATGCCGCCCCGCGCCGCAAGGCGCAGCGCGTCGAGGATCAGCGTCGGGGGCAGGAAGTAGGGTGAGCAGATGCGCACCCGCTGTACTTCCCGGGCGGCGTCCCCGCCGCAGACCCCTCCGGCACCGACCACCAACGAGACTCC